AGAGGAAAGTTTGTAGAATCTATCGTAAAGGAAATGTCATATGGTGTTGGTAGTGGTGGTGCAGTAAGACCACAAGTTGATATGAAAAATATTCAAGCAAAAAAATCTCCTCTACAAAAGTTAAAAGATTTTGATAAGGTTCGTGCTGGTCTTGGTAAAAAACCTATTTTTAAAGACAACGAAAAGAAAAAAAAGTCTTTGAGTAAGTCTAATGAAAAAACTTAATGAACTTGTCACTTCCACAGAGAAACCAGAACATAAGGCCAAAAGAAAAGCTATAACTTTTGGTTCGTTCAAACGTGCAGAAGACAAACAAGTTCAAGAAAGAAAAGAAAAAGAACACCAAGCAGAACTCGCACTTATCGCTGAGGAAGCGAAACTTGCAAGAGAACTAGCAAATGAAGAAGAAAGAGTAATCAAAGAAGAGTATACTCGTAAAAGAAATGAATTTATAACTGGTTCATTGTCTAATGCGTTTGGTACAAAAACTGAAGTAGATTTTGATTCTATTCGTNAAGAGGTTATTGATAAATATCTTCCTCAATTGAAGGAACCAGAAAAAGAAGAACGTCCTACTCCCTTCAAAGCAGAACCAGCTCTTAACGCTGAACTTGAAGAATTTAAAAAGAAAATTAATGAACATCTCCACACCATAGGATTTGCTTCCAGTAGTGGGGGTGGTGCTGGTTCCTTTGCAGACTTAGATGATGTTGATCCTACTACTGCAAAGGTAGATGGTAAGACTATTCAGTTTGATAGTTCTACAAATAAATTTGTTGGTGCAGATGTTACTGCTGGTGCTCTTGCCGCAGATAATTTAACTGCTGGTGATGCAGCCGTTCTACTAACAACATCTTCTGGTGACATTACGATTGATGCTGCTGCAAATAACTCTGATATTATTCTTAAAGGAACAGATGGTAGCTCTGATACGACTTTCTTGACGATTGATGGTAGTGCTGCTGGTAAGGCAACTTTCAATAATGAAATAGTTTCTGGTGCAGTCATCACATCTGGTGCTGGTATTGTGATTGCTAACGCTGGTAACATTGGTTCTGCTTCTGATACTGATGCAATTTCAATTGCTTCCAATGGTGTTGTAACATTTTCACAAGCACCAGTGTTTCCTGATGGTTCTATTGCAGTTGCAGACATCGATATAGATGGTGGAACAGATATTGGTGCTGGACTTGCTGATGCAGACCTATTCATTGTTGATGATGCTGGTGGTGGTACAAATAGAAAAACTGCTGCATCACGAATTAAAACTTATGTTGCAGACGTTACACTAACAACTGCCGCACAAACAAATATTACCTCACTAGGTACATTAACAGCATTAACTGTTGATAATATTGTTATTAATGGTACAAATATAGGACATACTTCTGACACTGATGCTATTGCGATTGCATCTGATGGAGATGTAACACTTTCACAAAATTTAGTTGTAACAGGAGACTTTACTGTTAATGGTACAACAACCACAGTAAGTACCACAAACATGAAGGTTTCAGATACATTAATAGAACTGAATACTGGTGCTGGTTCCAATGCAAATGATATGGGACTAATAATGGAGCGAGGTTCAACTGGGGATAATGCTATCTTCATGTTTGATGAGAGTGCAGATGAGTTTACAGTTGGTACAACTACTGCAACTAATGATGCAACTGGTAATATTTCTGTTACAGCAGGAACATTTACAGCTGCAACTCTAAAAGGTAATCTGGTGGTTGCAGATGATGGTAATATTGGTAGTGCCAGTGATACTGATGCAATTGCAATTGCATCTGATGGTGTAGTCACATTTAGTCAAGTTCCAGTTTTTCCAAATAATACAGTTGAATCAGCAGACATTCAAGCAGATGCGGTAACTGGTGCAAAGATAGCTGATGATGCTATCGACTCAGAACACTACGTGGATGGCAGTATTGATACAGCACATATAGCTGACAATCAGATTACTCCTGCTAAAATAGCTGGTGAAGTTAATGCTCAAACTGGAACATCGTACACATTAGTTTTAACTGATGCTTTTAAAACTGTTACGTCATCAAATGGTAGCGCACAAACTATAACTATACCTCCTAACTCTAGTGTAGCATTTTCTGTAGGGGATCGTATTGATATAATGATGCTTGGTTCTGGAACAACTACAGTTACAGGTGGAAGTGGTGTTACTCTAAATGGTGTAAGTACAGGATCAGGAGCAATATCAGCACAATTTGCTGCTGTATCTTGTATTAAATTAGCTACAAATACTTGGGTTCTTATGGGTAATCATGGTGGAGTTAGTTAATGTTTAATTATCTACTATACGCTTTTACGGTTAAATATCTAGACATGGTAACGATGGGATTCATATGTTAAAGGTTTATATACTTATAGTTGTACTTGGTCTTGTTGGTGGTGTTGTCTATGGTGGTTTCTATTACTACAAAGACACACAAGCACGTATTCAGACGTTGACAAAAAACAGCGCAAAACTAGAAACTGCTGCAAAGTTACAGAAAAACACTATTGATACTCTACAAGCAGATGCCGCAAAATATGCAGAATTAAATAATGAATTACAAACTAAGCTGGTTGATGCGAATAAATATAAGAACCAACTACTAAGTAAGTTAAGAAAGATAAATCTTAGTAAGTTGAGTGCAGAAGAACCAGCAGTTTGGGAAAGGAAAATAAACAATGCATCTCAAAGAGTACTTGAAAGTTTCGAGTCTATTACTGCTCACCCTAGTTCTAAGTAGTTGTAGTTCTTGGCCTAAACTCACACAAATTGAAGTTCAGACGGTAGAGGTAGAAAGAAATATCCCTACACAGAATCGTCCTCAACCTATCACAATGAATAAAGGTATGAAGTGGTGGGTTGTTACAGAAGAGAATTTTAAGGAATTTAAAAAGAAGTTTCAAAAAGAAAATGGTGATCCTTTAGTTGCATATGTATTAAGTGTAAGAGATTACGAAACACTTGCATTAAACATGGCAGAGATTAAAAGATATATACAACAACAGAAAGAGATTATTATCTACTACGAAGAAGCAGTTAAACCAAGAGAAAAGGAAAAGGTGAAAAAATGACAAGTTATGCAAAATTGAGATGGGATATTGTGATAGAGTGGAACAGTGATGCTAAGTACACCAATTCTTATTTAATTGATATGGCTTCAGATTTAGGTGTTGAGATTAGAAACAAAAGTGCAGATAGAAAGTCTATCATTGCAAAAGTTGCTGATGGTGTAATTAAATCTGGTATTGAAAGCGGAGAATATAGTGTTACAGATTGGGGAGAACTTTCTCAAGAGCAAACCAACTTTGAAAATTATATGGGAAGTTTAGGAGTGCCAGAACCAGAATTAGAATTAAATATTGATTCTGATGCACATGAACATGATGATGGAACTGTTCATTCTCATGAGGGTGGTAGTGATCCACATACACATGAAGAAGAATACACATATGAAGATAAGGAAGAGGAAGAATTACCAGATTTTAATAAAATGACTAAGAAAGCTTTAGATGATTGGGCTTTAGAACAAGGTATTGAACTTGATAGAAGACAAACTAAAGCAAATATGTTGGAAGAACTTAAAGGTAAATTAAACTAAGGAAAGATTTATATGGGAACTTTTAGTAATAAAATAGTTGCAGAGTTTACACCACCTAAAACATGGATGCTGAAAGATGAGATGGCATTCTTAGAAGATTCACTTACTAAAGAAGAGATTGAAACTTTAAAGATTATACGTGCAAACATTACAGATGTAGGTAGGATTACTTGTAGACCAGGCATGAAAACAGACCTTGCATCGGTTCCTCGTATTGCTTGGATATTAGTTGCACCTTGGGATATTGCTAGAGCTGCAATTATTCATGATCATCTTTATGCAAAACTTAGAACTTACTGGACAGAACCAGACAAGTCATACGATAAGTGGAAAAATGGAAAAGACCTTGCAGACAAAATATTTTTATTAGGAATGAAGTCTGCTGACCCAAAAGTACCATCTTGGAAAATGTATCCAGCATATTGGGCAGTTCGCTTGTTTGGGCGCTGGTCGGCAAAGTAAAGGAGAAAAGTATGTTTCCTATTTTATTTGGAATATTAGCTAGTATTTGGAGATATATAGATGGTGGTGACAGTAGACCAAAGGGTAGTAATCTTATAGGTTTTGCAATCTGTATTGCAGCTGCATTATATGCCAGTGGGATGATTTGGAATCCTTGGCATTCAATTCCTCTTATTCTCTGTACAGTTATAACAGGCAGACAAATGACAAGGGGTATGCCAGGTTGGGAATTGTGGAAACCTATGTTATTAAAATTTGGACTTCCCCCAGCCATTGGTGGTATCATTCTTTCTATATGTGTAGGGTTTGAACCAGCACATCTTGTCTTTATTCTTAGTGGTTTGGTTATTGCAGTCACCTATGTTATGGGAACAAAGTGGGAAGCTGAAGGAAGTAAGTTTTTTGAAAAAATTAACATGACTGCCGAACACTTAGGTAGAATAAGTTATGGAGTTATGGCTTTAGGATTGGCAATGTTGTAATGTATAAGTGTAAAAATTGTGGTTATGATTCTCATTGTGGAGTTCCTTTGAAAAAAGAGATGAGAGATGGAGATAACAAACTTATAGAGATAGAAGTGTGTAGAAATTGTCGATGTATTAACTGTGAAACAAAAATAGATTGGGGATAAGAAATGGCTTGTACTAATGAAGAATGTAAAAATTCAGAATGTAATTGTGACCCTTGTGAATGTACTGAAGATAAACCATGCGTACACTGTGTAGACTAGTTGTTTTTTCAACGTCTGGTGGATTTTAAATGTGGTTCTGGATGGTATCTGCAATAGCAGGAAGTGTTTTAGGAAACGCTGCCGATAGTTGGTTTTCACAGACTAAACTAGGTATGTGGTTCTATAAAAAAGTTGACGATGTTTCGACATGGGCTTCTACAAAATTGGGTTTGAAGGTTCTACAGGATGAAAAGAATTGGAAGAAAAAATATCCTAATGTAGCGTTACAAATTGAAAAGTTAGAAGCCAGAATAAAGAAACTAGAAAAAGGAGACTTAAATGATAGCTAATTGGATATCGGAAAGAATACAAGAAGCTTCTAGTCATCAAGGCGCAATCGTAGTTGCTGCAGCTATTGCAGTAATTTGGTTTGCAATACCTTTAACAAAAGTAATTGTTTGGGGTGCTTTGGCTTGGGGTATCTGGTCTATGTTGAAAAAAGACTAATATTATGTCAGAGTTGGAAACAGAGGTTCAATTAATCAAACGTGATATTGAGGACATTAAAACAATTCATGGTAGACTTGATGTTGCCATTGATAAGTTAACTGATGTTTCCAACTCTATTCATAGGATGTTAGCTGTCCATGAGGAAAAACTTGCTAGACAAGAGGAGTCAAGTATAGAACTAGAAAAACAAATAGAGAGTCGTAGGTCAGAACTTTTATCTAAAATAGACGATTTGCACTCTAGAGTCACAACAAATACTAAAGAAATAATGGTTAGTGCAGCTGCACAACACGA